AGTTCTCAGGAACCCGCCAAATGAACATGGAAGACATCCGTCAACTATCGATCCTGATCGAAACATACAAGGAGATACTGCGCCAAAAACACCTAGCCAGAGCAGACCACAGATTCGACCCAATCCTGCGATCCGCAGAGTGTGAACTCAAACTCAAGATAAAGGAAATGGCAGATGCCTGACTTTTCAGCAATCCTCGACAAGCCCGCTTCCGAGATCGAGCGCCCAAAGCCACTCCCTGTCGGCACCTACCGAACGATAGTTCGTGGCATGCCAGAGTACGGCGAGAGCAGCCAGAAGAAGACCCCCTTCGCTCGATTCACCCTCGAAATTCTTCGGGCCGAAGACGACGTAGACCAGGAGGCCTTGGATGAGATGGGAGGCTGCGAGGGCAAGACCCTTCGGCACGAAATCTATGCCTCCTTCGACGACCGCAAACAGCAACATGAGTTCACTTGGCGGGCAAAGGAATTCGCCGAACACTGTGGCGTGGACGTGGATAGCCAGTCGATCGGTCAGTGCTTCGAAGCCTGCAATGGAGCGCAGGTGATGGTGACCGTCAGGCACGAACCAGCGAGGGATGGCAGCGATGCCATATTCGCCAGGATCGGCAGAACAGGGCCGGTTTGAGGATAAGGCAGGGAGGGCTTCGCGGCCCTCCCTTTTTTATGGAGAGAGCGATGCAAGCAATCAAACAAGCGAAGGCAAAGCTGCATCGAAAGTATGCAGGAAAGAGAAAGAAGGTGCCTTTGAAAGTCCAGAGGAAGGCCAAAAGCCTGTCGGCGGGCTCGGCGGTAGGAGAGAAGCGATGAACATCGAACACGCCAAGACAATGCTGGAGCATCTTGAGGACGAGATGGACTACCAGGCCAACTCGGTCCACTTAGGCAAGGACACCAATCGGTTCTACTTCGGCTTCGTGGATCGCAAGGACCACCGCTACTACCAAGTGGAGCTGAACACCGATCAGCTGGCGCTCCTGCTGAAGCAAGCGGCGGAGCTTATCTCCCACTGTAGCATCGTCGCATGACCATCGCCCTCGTCGGCGAAGCTTGGGGCGAGGCCGAAGAACGGCAGCGCCTCCCATTCGTAGGAGCAGCGGGCTATGAGCTTAGCAAGATGCTATCGGAGGCGGGCATCCACCGTGCGGATTGCCTTGTTACAAATGTGTTTAACCTACGGCCGAAGGGTAACAAGATTGAGACCCTTTGCGGCCCAAAGGCTGAAGCGATTGAGAGCTATCCGGCACTTGCGAAGGCTCTTTATATTCGAGCGGATTTTCGGCACGAGCTTGAAAGGCTAGCCAATGAACTGGTCGAAGCCAATCCCAACGTCGTGGTTGCTTTGGGCAATACGGCTATGTGGGCGCTCACTGCTAAGACGGCAATTTCCAAGTTCAGAGGGAGTACAGTTCTCAGTACTCACTGCGTCTCTGGATTCAAGGTCCTCCCGACTTATCATCCGGCAGCAGTCCTTCGTCAATGGGAACTACGTCCAATCGCCGTTATTGACTTGGCCAAGGCCCTCCGGGAGAGCGCCTTCCCCGAGATCCGACGACCACATAGGGAAATCTGGATAGAACCAACCCTGGAGGACATTCATGTCTTCGAAGAAAAGTACATCCAAGGATGTGAGATACTTAGTGTCGATATTGAGACGTCAGGTAGACGTATCACGTGCATTGGATTTGCGCCTTCGCACACCAGGGCACTCGTCATTCCATTTGATGACCCACGTCGTTCAGGACGAAGTTATTGGCCAACTCTGGAACTTGAGCAAGACGTTTGGAGATTTATCAAACTACTGCTCGAAGCTAGCAGACCGATCAAGCTCTTCCAAAACGGCCTCTACGACATCGCCTTCCTCTACAAATCCTACGGGATCAGAGTAGCTGGAGCGGCGGAGGATACAATGCTTCTCCATTACAGTTTGCAACCGGAGAGCCTCAAGGGATTGGGCTTTCTCGGGAGTGTGTACTGTGATGAGGGATCTTGGAAAGAATTGCGCCAGAAGAGGGGGCTTAAGCGCGATGATTAAAGTTTCTTGCGGTTAGGTGGGTTCAGGTCTGCTATGTTATGCTAGACTATGGCCTGGTGGTCTGCGTTTTGATGCGGTGAAGTTTGTTGAGGTCGGGTTAGCTATGTTATGTTCTGATGCTATAGAGTGGGATTTGGCAAGGTCTGGTGCCTTAAGATGAGGTGGGCTAGCGTTGGGTAAGTTGAGTTATGTTCGAGTATGGTAAGGTAAGGCCTTCAATCCAACAATGGAGCAATGATATGGTACTATCACCAGCACCGAGGAAACTACAAGCAGTCTCTGAGCCACAGCAATCAGCGATCTCAAGCACACAACCATATGTCATCGAAGTAGGCCTGGAAGGATTAACGGATCTCATCTACAACGCCATCAACGCCGAAACACTGGAGGCCCAAGAGTACGCCAAGAAGCATTCAATAGTCAGACCCGACGACAACCCAGAAGCCAAGGTCTATCGTAGCGGCAAGTACATTGCCATCTTCAGCGAGTGGTTGCATTCCGCAATGATCTTGGCGGCAAAGCAAATCAAAGGACCAGTCATTGATGGGAAGTCTAGCTCGATGTCAGGCCTTATAAAGGCAGGCACCACCGTCAGTCCTACCTACGCCCCTACACAGTTCGAGGAGTGGAACTACCTGCATAGATGCACTGTAGTTATCCCAGCCAACAAGGCACGGATTCCACGAGTACGACCTGCGCTATACAAGGGTTGGCAGTGTACGTTCGAGATCACTATCTGGAATCCAGATCAGATTGATAAGAACGTCCTCCGGCGAGTCATCGAAGATGCAGGCAAGTTCTATGGCCTTGGGGACTATCGTCCAACCTACGGCAAGTTTGCTATCAACCTCTTCGAGATCAAGCAATGAGGATCATCAATACGGGAGGGGTAGATCCCTCCCGCCTTTCCTCTCGCGAACGTGAATGGGTATACAATGGCCTCGACTGCACCATCACCGCCGAACTCCTCCAAATCCTGCGTCCACAGTTGGATAACCACACTGCTAGGACGTATGAATTTTCAAAACTGTTACAAGGTCCAGTGCTTGAAATGCGATTGCGTGGAGTACTGGTCGACCAACGGCGCAAGAACATGGTACTCGATCAGTACTTCGAAACTCTCGAACGCCTCGAAGCCCAACTTGAGCGGATCGTCCGAGAGGGAGTAGGGCAGGTAGGGTTTAACTGGCGATCCAACGACAACCTAAAGGAGCTTTTCTATGAAAGACTTGGTATTCCGCCTATCCGACGACAGGGGCGAATCACTGTCAACCGCGACGCTCTTGAACGCATGGAACAATACCTTGTTGCCCGCCCTATTATCTCCCACATCAAAGCTATGCGAGATATCGGTAAGAAGATCGGAGTGCTTAAAACCGAGATTGACCCTGACGGTCGAATGCGAACTTCCTATAACATTGGAGGGACCAATACTGGCCGACTTAGCTCAAGTTTTAGCGAATTCGGCACAGGAACCAACCTCCAAAATATCGAGGACCTACTCCGATCAATCTTCATCTCCGACCCCGGAATGAAGATGGCCTACTTCGATGCAGAACAAGGCGAGTCGAGGGTTGTGGGCGCGATCGAATTCAAGCTGTTCGGTGACAGTCGATATCTCGACGCCTGCGAAAGTGGTGACCTACACACGAACGTTGCAAAGCTTGTCTGGCCCTCACTGGCTTGGACGGGAAATCCAAAGGCTGATAAGCACTTGGCCGAACTCCCGTATTACCGTCACTATTCGCGACGGTTCATGTGTAAGAAGATTGGTCATGGAACTAACTATGCTGGTAAACCCCCAACGTTGGCCCAGCAAACGAAGGTAGATCAGGCCTCGATCGAAGAGTTCCAGCCGCGGTACTTCAAAGCCTTCCCCGCACACTTGAGGTGGCACGCACATGTCGAAAGAGAACTCAAGGCAACTGGAACTATCATTAACCTTACAGGTAGAAAACGTCAGTTTTGGGGACGCAGAGATGATCCAGCAGTACTTCGTGAAGCTATTGCATATGATCCTCAAGGATCCCTCGCTGACATTGTTAACCAAGGAATGTTTCATTTGT